GTTGTGGTTTATGGCCTTTTGGTTTAGCACCACAGCACAGTTACTTTTTTCATCTTTAATCTCCTTGTTGTGGTTTATGGCCTTTTGGTTTAGCACCACAGCGGACTACTTACAAAGTTGTTGAAGGCGGCGGGTTGTGGTTTATGGCCTTTTGGTTTAGCACCACAGCCCACTGCGAATGCAGTATTCAAGATTGATGGTTGTGGTTTATGGCCTTTTGGTTTAGCACCACAGCACCAAGAGTTGTATTAACAAACTCTTTTAAGTTGTGGTTTATGGCCTTTTGGTTTAGCACCACAGCAGGATTTGACAAAGTTGGCAAGTGTTCGTTGTTGTGGTTTATGGCCTTTTGGTTTAGCACCACAGCATAGCATAACGATTAACCGCCGATTTGCTAGTTGTGGTTTATTCTTTTGCAGGCAGGAGGCATTAACAGGATATTCTTTGTCGGCAATCCGGGGTACAATATTCTGCGAAACTATAATTAGCGGCTAACAGGAGAGATATTAATGGCAATAATTAAGTGTAGGGAGTGTGGCAAAGAAATATCAAGCAAGGCAAAGACTTGTCCTCACTGTGGTGCCAAAAAATCAATGGGGAAGTGGACAAAAAGATTTTTGATATTTTCGTTTGGTTTTTTTATTTTGATGGTGGTGATTGTAATTATTTCCCCTGCTCCAGAAAAAAAACAACTCTCCGGCGAGAATGACTCGAAAACTACTCAAAGCAAGCCCAAGGATACAACAAATAAACAGCCAATAAAAGCTCAGGCTATCAATGAAAAAGAAGATATCCAAGCTGTAGTAAAACCTGAGTTTGCTTTTACCGTAGATCAGTATATTTCACGACTAAACCAGACGTTGAAAAACATGGATGCTGGAATTAATTTTTCAAATATTAAAGATGAGGAAAAAGATAACGGTGAATATCTAACTCTCCAGGCCAAGGCAAACAAGAAAACCCTCGGCGCGGTTTTAACCGCAAACAATAACACCAGAGCATTGCAAAGCATTATGCTTTTGGGATCTGGCGATGGAACCCAGCAATCTGGCTTTGATTTAATTCTTGGCGCAACTGCAGTTGTAGCGGCAGTTGAGAATCCTAATATGAAAGTAACCGAAAGAGGGAATATTCTTAAAAACCTGGGTTTTGCCAATGGACTCTTGAAGCTAGACGGTGAGACAATTAAATTTAGTAGAAAAGATATAAATTATTCTATTTCCTTATCTTCATCCATTGGCATGATGCTGACTGCAGAACCTGTAAACAAATAGATAAAAAGCCTTAATTCTTTTTCAATTGACTATTCCCCCGACTCCAACTCCACCTGAGCCGTGTAACCAGAATCGCTCAAATTATGCGTCACCTGCTTTACCAGCCACTTTTGCGCATCTATCTCGGGCTTAAATCCTAACACCACTACCGGCAGCCCTGGGAACAATTCAGCTTGTCCAAATGCCAAAGTTAGCGACAGTGACTTTTTACCCCGCTGAATCTCATTCCATTTAGCCTTGGCCGCTGCCTGGGCTTCGGCTTTAGTGGCGTAAGTTGCGCGAATTTGGCGCCGATAGCCGCTTTTCCCAACTTCCACTTTTTTACGTTTGCCGCTTTTCTGGTTATGATAAAACGCCCTAACCCCGGTGACTTTGCCGCCGCGATCCGCGTTTCGATAATTATGCTGGTCGCCTTTCTGTCGCTCAATCATCAATGCCGACAGTTTGGAACCGCTCACGCTCTCACTCTTACCATGTGGCATAAAAAGCAGCTTGGCATCTTTGACACTGGCCAGTGCATCGTAACGCTTGCCCAGGCGGGTCAAAAAATGCGCATCAGACTCACTGGTCTGATCAATATGTTCTATTTTAATATTTGCCAAATCCTGGTGTATCTTCGGCTGCCAGCCGCGCTTGTTAGCAATGGTTATTACAATCTGCCCGATAGTTTGCTGATGCCAGGACTTATCGGTTTGTTCGGCAAACCCCTGACTAAAATCAGCTGATTTTGCCGACACATCAATTTTATCCGGCGCGCCGGAATGCGTCACTTCGTCCACGGTAAACTTGCCCTTGGGAATTAACACATTACCCCAACCAATTGCCGCCTCAATCACCGCGCCTTTTTTTGGCAATGCCACCGCGCCGTCGTGGTCAGAGATAGACAGGCGCAAGTCATCAGCCTGAAACCCGGCATAATCAGTTATTGATAGCGATATAAGCCTGCCGTCCAGGCTTAAGAGACCGCCGTCCAGTATTAACGACCAGCCGGGAGCGCGGCTCACGATAGCAGGCTCAAACCAATATTGGCAATATTGCCCAACATAGCAACCCGATCATCATCGACTCGCTTTAAACTCAGGCTAAAATCTATTTTTTTGGCGGCGCCATCGTTAAAATACTCGCTCTTGGTCTCATCCAAGGCATCAATAATCCATAAGCCCAAAATACGCCCGGTGCCTTCAATTAATATCCAAGCCTTACCGGTATCCGCCATGAGGCGCAGCAGATCCAGATTAACCGGGCCGCCGGTGATTAAAGGATAAAGGCTGCCGGTTAAAGTAATTGTCTCCTCGCCCTTGCCGGTAAATTGATAAGCCGGAGTATTGCCAACCCGTGAATTTGACGGATGTTTCCATTTTGACTGGCGCTGCATCTGGGTAAATGGCGCTGATTTAAGTTCAAAAACGAATAAACCGAGGGAGGCTAGCATTTATCACTCCTCATCAAAAAACGCGCCAAAACCGATAGTGGGCCTGGCCATTGCCTCTTGTACCTTGGCGCCAACTTGTTCGGCCAGCTGCCGCTCATTCATCCCCGGTGCCGCGTTAATTGTGATGTTGATGTTTATCACCGGCGCGGCGCCTGTTTGTCCTGGCGCAGACAAAGAGCCGCCTGCGGGGTTAAACCCACCTGCGGCTCCGGCAATCATCGGTGCGCTGATACCTCCGGCAATCGCGATGGTTTTGGCCTGAGATTTAAGTCTTTGTCCCAGCGTCATCAGTTGTTGTAATGGCGCGGCATGTTGGCCTAAACCTTTGGCAAAACCGGCCACGGTGTGCAAGCCAAGCCCTTCAAAAACTCTCGACGGCGATTTAATCCCAAGAGAACTGCTAACTGAATTTACCGCGCCTTCTGCCATGTTTTTTGCAGAATTCCAGGCCGAACCTGCATTGTCGCTAACCCCCTTGGCAAGGCCTGCAGCCGCATTTTTACCAGCATCCCACATGCCGCCGACTTTTTCCTTGATGTCCGCCATCGAGGGCACCAGATCCAGTATTGATTTTAACAGCTTAACCAACTCACCCCACCCGGCCTTGATGCCGGCAACAATCCCGGCAATTATACTTTTGCCGAAGCCGATAAATTTCTCCGGCAGCCTCTGAAACCATTGCAACAGCGGGGTCCAGTTTTGGATAATGACGCCAAGCGGGTGCCAATTGAAAAATAGTTTTTTAATGCCTTCCCAAGCAAGACTTGTTATAGTTTTAATCTTTGTCCAGGCGGTACTGATAAAATTGCCGATCGCCGTCCACATTTCATTCCATTTTTGTTTAAGCCAGTCCCAGTTTTTATAAATTAGATATACTGCAGCAGCAATTCCGCCTAATGCAAGCAAAATAGGGTTAGTCATAACTGCAAATTTAAGCAGATTTAACACCTTTATAACCCCCAGCACTGGGCCTGCAATCCCGGAAATAGTCAACGCAAGTGCGCCGCCTGCAAACGCCAATGACCCAACCACAGCGGTAACTTTTACGATGGTGGCGACAAGTTCTGGGTTTTGTTGGCCCCACTCCTTAATTTTTCCCACCATTTGTGTAAGACTTTGAATAGCGCCACGAAACCCCTTGTTATTTGTTTCGCCAACTGCCGTTGCAAGCCCATCCCAGGCAGATTTTAGTTTTAATAAATCTCCAGTGGCATTATCTTCCATAACCTCGTGGATTTTTCTTGCCTCTCCTTGAGTGTTCATCAAAATTTCTATGAATTTTTGGAGTTCTCCTGCGCCGCCTTTATCCACCATCTCCGACATGGCCGCACCCGCCCGCGCTCCTGCTATTGCCTTGAAATATTCCAGTTGTTTTGCACTGCCTAAATTTTTAGTCTTCTTTGCGACTTCAGCTAATATCTCGGTCATCGGGCGTAAATTATTATTGGCGTCCGTGGTCGTGATTTTTAATTTTTTAAGCGCCTTTGCAGCCTCCTTTGGTGGTGCTGTCATTCGATTGTACATTGAGCGCAACGCAGTTCCAGCATTCGAGCCCTGGATTCCTATATTACCTAACAACCCGGTCATTGCCGCTACATCCTCCATTGATGCTCCTGCCTTCATCGCAATCGGCGCCACGTATTTCATCGTGTCCCCCAGCATGCGTAGATCAACGTTAGAACGTGAGAAGGTTCCAGCCAGGGTGTCTGAAACCCTGGTCATTTCGCTTGCTTCAAGCTTAAAGGCAGAAAGGATATTACTAGCAATATCTGAAGTAGATGCAAGGTCAACATCAGCACCCTTGGCTAGATCCAACATTGATGGCATTGCGGCTTTGATTTCGTTTGGATCAAATCCGGCCATAGCAAGAAACCCTTGTCCGCCTGCGACTTCGGTGGCGGTAAAGCTGGTTTCCGCTCCAAGTTTTTTTGCCTGATTGCGAAGCTCGGCCAGTTGCTTGCTGGTTTTGTCCAAGCGTGTAAGCGCTTGCACCTTGCTCATTGCCTGGTCAAATTCCAAAAAACCACCAAAAAAACTCTGCGCTCCTGCTTTTATGCCCAAACCGGTGGCAACCCCGGCGCCGCCGACAAACGACAAATTAGCATGACCTTCCATGCGGCGCTTGTGGTTTGTCATAAAGCGCCGCTTTTGCTGGTTGATTTTGTTTAATCGACTGAGCTTTGCTTTTTGTTTGTCATACTTATTGTTGAGTGTGGCTATTGATTGACTTAGTTTTTTATTGTGGGCAATAAGGTTTTTTGTGTCTATCCCTGTATTTTTCAATTCTTTGCGCAATGCCTGAACTGCTATTTGCTCCTCATTAAATTTATTTTTTAGTTTGCCGGCGGTCTTTACCGCCTTGTTAAACTCTGTGCGCATTTTTTTTGTCGGTTGATCAATTTTGTTTAATTCGTTCTTTAGCTGTGCAACTTTTTTACTTGCTTCACCCCAAGCCTTTTTGGTGGAATTAAGCCCTGTTTTTAACTCGGTAAATTTGCCGACCTCACTCTGAGTTTTTTTTAGAGCATTTAATTCTTTGGAGGTTTTTTTTAATGCGCCGGAAACACCCTTAAACATCCCGGAAATATTTTCCTTTGCATCAATAAGCACTTGTAATTTAAGGTCTTTTGCCATATAATTAAATTATGGAATTATTCTTTTGGACATTATTTATTTTTCTCGTGATCGCAGCTATTGGTTTCTTACCTTTTGGCTACGGGGAGCCTGATTCTGCAAAACAAAAAGAAATAGAAAAACTTCTGGATAAGCCCAGGCCTTAAATTTCATTTCTATTCCTTGCCAGCACATGCCAACGCATTAGTTCGTTCAGTGTCATTGCGCCCATATCCAGCGCTCCGAAGTGTCGCCGGTGCCGTCAGTGGGATAAACGTATAATTGATGAAATAAGGCAGTTACGAAGCCAAAGACCTAATCTTGGTAAAGATAAAATTTACCCTT